AATTAATTGATCAAGTAGACAGTGATGAACATTTATCCAAGGCAAGAGAAAGATATGATGGTGAAATAGCAAATTTAACTTCAGCATTAGACGGTAAAGCTCCTAATTTAGATCATGATTTAGATCAAGAGACACAAGCATCAACTGGCATATCTTCTGGTATGTTTTCTAGTAAAAAACCAACTGGATTTATGAAACAATTAACAGATTTTGCAAAGCAACTCTTAACCGAAAAAAAGATTAAATTAAGTAGCAAAGAGTTAAATTACTTAATAACTGATAAACCATCCACCGCATTAACTAGAAATTATATTAATATGAATACCAGAACCAGTATAGATCATAATATAATGGATAGTATACGTAGAGATATAGTTCATTATATGAATACTAATAAAACAGACAAATCCAAACCTGATGTTCAACTTGGTGGATTTTTATCTAATTCCCGTAAATTAAAACGTCCTAGTAGAAAAAATACTCGCGACTTTTTTAAATTTACTCGTAAAAGTTCTGAAAAACCCCAAGGTGCAAAAAAATTGAGAAAATCTAGAAGAAAAAGAAGAAAGCAAATTAAATAAATTAATAAAATATCTCACTATATTTTATTAATAATGGAATATCCTTTTCCTCATGATGAATCATCCATAGATCCTAATGAAAATCATAGTTTAGATACTAGTACTTCATTTAACAATACAACAATTAATTTACTAGATCCTTATGGTGTTCATTATGCAACAATTAATGGAACAATTTCATTTGAATCATTACATATGAGCGATTTAAATGTTAGTAATCCAAGTCAAGTAAATTATACTACCGATCCTGATGAATCATTTCATCAATCTACAGGTTCATTTAGTGGATTTAATATTACATTAACCACTGATCAATTTAATAGTATTAATGATAGTATAAACACAACAAGAGAATCATCATCATTTGGTGATCCATCATTTGGTGGTAAAAGAAGAAGAAGAAAAAAGCGAACACTTAAGAAAAAGAGATCTAGAAAAAATAAAAAAAGATCTAGATCTAGAAGATAATTTTAAAAATAAATATAAATTAAAATATCAATATACGTTATATGAGTAAATCAAAATCATTTTCAAAATCAATTAAAAAATCATTTTCAAATGCTGCATCTGGAACAGGATTTTTTAAAAACAAAATTGTATTGTATATAATAACTTTTATTGCACTAATGAATTTATTTGGATATGTATTAATTCAGAATTACAAAGCAGTAACCATGTTTTTAGCCGTAGGATTAATTGTTTTTAATTTTAATAAAAATATGATCATCGTTTTATTATGTTGTCTTTTAGCAACAAATTTATATGTAGTAGCAACGAAAACAAATTATGAAGGATTTCAAAAGAAGGATCAAAAAAAAGCAACAAAAAATGCAACAACAGCTGCTGCTGATTTTGAAAATAAAACTAAAGTGAAAAAGAAGTCAGGGTTTCAAACACAAGGAAAAAATGTAGTTGCAAAAACCGCAGCATCAGTAAAGGATGATTCAGAAGAAGTAAACAGTAGAATAGATTACGGTACAACAATTGAACGCGCGTATGATAATTTAGATAATATTTTAGGTGGAGAAAATATGCAAAAACTTACAAAAGATACATCGCGTTTAATAAGTAAACAAAATAAACTAGTTAAAAATATGCAAGGCATGGCTCCAATGATTAATCAATATAAAGATTTATTAAAAAACATGAATTTAGATAGTATTCAAAATCTAGCTACAAAACTAACAGGTGGCCCATTATCATTGGGTGCTTCAACCAAATAAATTTTTTATATGTATAATAAAATATATAAAAAATAGTAAAATTTATCCTTTGTAATATGCCAACCAATCATCTGGACAATGTTTCGTTCCACCATCGTATACAACTGCTAATCTTTTATCAATCAGTACATCAGTAATATTTGTCCCATCCAAAAATACATCTGCTAATACGCGACCGTATTTGTCATAAGCTACGTTTTCTAATGTAACAATTTTATGATATATATGATTATGTATCATATCTTTTGCAAGTATTGCGCAATGCTTTTCGTTTTCATTTTTAGTACGAAGTTCAGGACAATCTATTCCACGAAGACGAACAGAAAAACGATAAAATGGACTATTTTCTTGCGATCGTGGTGCACATAATGTACGAAACGGATTCATGTACCCGAAAAATCTTCGCCATAATCCATGCGGTCGCTCTTGATTACTCATACCTGTGGCATACGGTAACTTGGTAGCAATTGTAATAGTATCGCCATCATATACTTTGATCACTTTTCCGTTAGTAATAGGTAGTTTAAATATAATAGTATCTTTATATGTGATGTCATCTAGACTCATATATAAATATATATTCCGATATGTTTAAATCCTTGTCATTCATATGTTACTACTTATTTGGTTAGTTTTTCAATATCTCCATGCTCAATACGTTGTTCGCGTGTATGATTATTAAAGAAAAATAATCCAAGGCTTTCCGGGTTAGCATTTTTTGGTTCTAAATCAGGTTTGTTAAACATATTTTGATATCTTCCTGTATATATTTGTGATGGTACTGTTTTTGCATATAAATCACTATTAGATGATGGCACATATATATTTTGTTCGGACTTTTGTAATGCAAATTGTTGGTTTCTTAATACAGTTTCAGTGTCTACTTTATATCCATCCCATGGTGATTTTGTGTTACCTGGGAAAAATTGTTTTTGAATATTAAAAGGTAATACACGTGGACATTCTGTTTTTGCCGTTGGACGCATATTTATAATAGGAGTTGTAACATATTTTGTGGGCGTTGCTCGTACATCAATAAGAGCTCCAACCGGTCGTACTGATGTATTTCTATTAAATAATCTTTCATTTAAATCTTCAACTCTATCATTTTGTTGATAATAAACTTTGTCTACTACACCATATAATTTTGACATTCTATTAATACTATAAATATATAATAAAAATATACAATTTATATGTAATTCGTTCCATTTTTTTGCTTAAATTCATATGAGATTAAGCTTTATTTGTATTTTACACGATTGAATGTGGTATATTCAAATGTATATACGAAAATGATTAGTCCAAATGTATTAAAAATAATATGATGATTATATATACTACATGAATGATTACACATTACACGATGAGATAAGAATGGCAATAAGTCGTTCCCCTTATACAGTTAATGCATTTACACAACTGATGAATATAAAATTATCAACACTGGAATCATATATTGATGGACGAGTCATACCCGAGAAGAAAACGATCAAACGAATGAACCGATTTTTACATCCGATAAAACTAATTATACCATCAGACAACTGATGAAAAATTAGTATTATATTTTTTATTGTATCATACTCAATAAAAAATATATATAATTGTCATTTTTTAACTCATTAAATTTCCGCTATTTGTTGTAGTACTTAAACTACCAACACACATGGAGTATAATAATCTACTTTCAAAATATAAGATCAATGGTTGTAATAAGAGTACAAACAATATCGCTTTATTTTTGAAAGATTTGTAAGACGTAACTACTGTAATTATCGTAATTATTAATGCAATAAATGCAAATATTTCCAAAAAGTAAAAATATAAACAGTATTCCTTTGGAAAAGGACCAAACAAATTATCCATAAGTTTATTCATTTATACAATATACCTATAAAATAATTATTTATCAAATATATCTAAAGAATATTAGTTAAATAATATATGTGTGGTATTTTTACAGTCTTAACAAATGAAACAATTGCTAAAGATGATTTAGTACATAGTAAATGGAAAAAATCATTTCAAAAGGGATTTATGCGTGGTCCTGAACATTCAGTATATAAATCACTAAATAATAATGTAGTATTTGGGTTTCATAGACTTGCAATAAACGGATTAGATGATATATCAAACCAGCCAATCGTAATCAATAATGTTACTTTGATATGTAATGGTGAAATTTACAACTATAAAGAACTTTATAAAGAATTTAAATATAACGCAACTACAAATTCGGACTGTGAAATTATCATTCATTTATATAATACTTTTGGCATAGAAAGTACAATTAAAAAATTAGATGGCGTATTTGCCTTTGTATTATTGGATTCATCCAAAAATATGGTATATACAGGACGTGATCCATTTGGTGTAAGACCAATGTATATATTGGAAGATGATAATAAGTTTGCATTTGGATCTGAATTGAAAGTATTGCACGACTTGGGTGGTAATATTAAACATTTTATTCCAGGAACCTATTCGTGTTTTTCATTTACTGATTCTAAATGGATACAGATGAATGAAAATGTACCATATTATGATTTGAATGTCAGATATTTAGATAATACATTAATTAATTATAGTAAAAAGAAAGATGAATTAGAGGACCTTTATACGAATATTCGTAATAACCTTATCGCTAGTGTTAAAAAACGCGTTACTACAACTGATCGTCCAATTGCATGCTTGTTATCGGGTGGATTAGATAGTTCTTTAATATGTTCATTAGTGCAACGAGAGGTTAATATGTTATATCCCGATAAGAAAATAGAAACATATAGTATTGGATTTGAAGGATCTGACGATTTATACTATGCGCAAAAAGTAGCTGATTATATTGGAACTAAACATACATCCGTTGTAGTAGATGAATTGACATTCTTGAATGCGATTCCAGATGTTGTAAAAGCTGTAGAAACATATGATACTACAACAATACGCGCAAGTGTTGGTAATTATTTGGTAGCTAAATATATTTCTGAAAATAGTGAAGCAAAAGTTATATTTAACGGTGATGGCGCAGATGAATTAATGGGAGGATATATGTATTTTCACGCTTGTCCAGATAACGACGAATTTGATAAAGAATGCAAACGATTACTTACAAATATGCATAATTATGATGTGTTACGATCTGATAAATCTATTTCATCATGGGGATTAGAAGCACGTACGCCTCTGCTTGATAAATCATGGGTTCGTTTTTATCTATCATTGCCAATACAATTACGTAATCATAATTTGGAAAATAATATTGAAAAATATTTAATTCGTAAAGCGTTTAGTTATCCACTCTTCTTTGAAAACAAAGACATTAAAAAAGCACTACCAGATGAAGTGTTGTGGCGTAAAAAAGAAGCATTTAGTGATGGTGTTAGTAAACAAACACGTTCGTGGTATCAAATTATTCAAGAATCAGTAGATTTAATAGATGATTTAGAATGTGTTCAATTGCCTATACATTTAAATACATGTGGTCAACCAATTACATTGGAACAGCGTTATTATTATATGCTATTTAATGATAATTATCCAAAACGTGCACCAATATTAAAATATTATTGGATGCCAAGATATGTTGAATCATATGATTCTAGCGCGCGTACATTGGATATATATAACAAACCAATGCCCAAGAATATTACCTTTTAATAAATTCAAATAAAAATAATGTTTCATTAATATAATGACAAAGACATTAAAAGAAAAAAGCTATTGGTATTTAATATACGTATCATATGCATTATATATTATTTCGTACTTAGGTGTATCATATATAGCCCCAGAGTATCATAGCGTATTGACTGAAATTATAAAAATATATGTATGTGTGTTATTGATTTATAATTTTAATCCATGGGGTAAAAAAGACTGTACATCTTTGGATAAGAGTTTAGCATTTAGTGCTGCGTGGTTTTTAGTATTTACTACTATATTAGGTCAATCTGCAATTTATTATACAAAACATTTTATTAGTAAAGTAAAATCTAAAGTGTAAATAATTAATTATATATATATTAAAATTAATTATTTGAATAAACTATCTAACAATTTTTTATTTGTTTTATCTGAATGATATTCGGGATTATAAGAAGGTGCTGCATTTACTTCTAATACTTTTCCTATATATGGAGTAGATATATTTTCGCTAATAAAGTCAATACCTGATAAGTTTAAACCCACTATTTTATTTACATTTAAAAACATTTTTTGATTATTAAAATGAACACTTGAAATAGGAATATTTTCCATTATTGCACCATTGCTATATGTTATAATGCCAGTTATTTGAATTTTTTTATTTTGTTCTAATATACTATCCATATAATATCCTTGCTCTTCTATTAAATGTTCTTCAATATGTGAAATAGGTTGTAATTCGTATTTCATTGGATTATAAGTATGTGTTGTATAATTGTTAATTAATTCAGATACAGATGATTTGCCATCTCCCACAATAATAGGAGGATAAAATTTTTCTATAAATATAATAGTATTATTGAGAATATATATTCTATAACGATAACCTTGTTGAAATTCTTCAATAATTATTTCATTTTTTTTTTCATTTTTTAGTTTTTTAATAATATTTAATATTTTTTTATTATTATAAATATTTGTATACACATCTGTACCCATTGTTCCTTTAGAATATTTAATAACTAATGGAAATGTTAAATTATTATTTATATTGGTTATATTTTCTTTATCTGATTTATTATTGTTCCATTTTAAAAAATTACTAATATTAATATTATGTTTTTTAAACAAACCTTGAGATTCTAATTTATTTCTTGAAATATTAATAGCGTTTTTATTATTTATATCACATAATTTAATTGTTTTATCTTTAATGCCACTTTTTTTTGTTAATTCCGTATAACCATTTACTATATTATACGAAATACCATATTTATGATATAATTTTTTCATTGTATGTGTATCAAACATCACTAAACATTTTTTGTGTTGTTTATTGACACGCGAGCATATAAACGCTATTAACGCTATTAATGCTATTATTAATAATAATATTATATATTTATTAATATATTTCATATATATAGTATGGCTAAAAAATATTTATTAAAAAATGCAGATTATAAAAAGATTTTGAAATACTATAATAAACCTATTCCAAATGATGTTAAAAAAATTAGATCTACTGCGGAAAAAATATTAGCAATTAAGTTATGTGGATGTATTAAAAAAGTAGAAAAATATAGAAAGACGCGTAAAGAAAGACGCGGTATAGGTATATGTCGTAAATCTGTTATGACTCGTAAAAAATTATCATTCAAACAATTTACTTGTAAAAAAAGACCCACATTTAAAGGTAACTCTGGTAACAAACTTAAAAAAACTGTTAAAAAATTATAAACACTCAGGGTAATTTATTTTACTACATTTTTTGGATTTAGTGCACTTCTTTTGATGGCATTAATATATTTAATATGAAATTATTTTTAAATATTCAATTCCATTAGATAACGCAATAATAGTGTAAAAACTATAGCATGTACTAATATTCCTGCATGTGTAGGACATCCTCTTTTATCGCAGAGTTTGACGAATCCGCCTAAAATAGAATTTACTAATAAATATACATATGGACAACTAACAATTAAAAACAAAATGGTGGTGTATATAGTGTAACGCCATTTATCGTTATTTTCTGGTTTTTGATTACATGTTGGACATGAACCTTTCATACAGTTACTCATGCAACCCATATTATAATATATATATCTATAAAAAAATATATATTATATTTATCTTTTTCTTCTTGTTTTTCTAGATTTTTTGGTGGATTTTTTGTTGGATTTTCTACGCGTTTTTCTGGATTTGTTTTTAATTTTTCCTGCACCTCTAATGCTTCGTTCACATCTATCTTTATATTGATAAACACATCCATACTTTAATTCAAATTTTGATTTCATATTTTCATCAATGATAAGCGGAGTGTCACTTAAATCTTTAAATATAGATTTATTAGTCACATTCCCTGTCTTTCTACCGCCAGAATTATGAATAATAAATCTATAAGGTGTTGCTTTTTTAACCTCAACTTCTCCTTGTGTATAAGAATGCTCATATGCACCACTTGAATATTTCTTTCCTTCATTCACTTCACGCATTTTACCACTTGAAATACAACCTACGCATTTATATGGTATATCCATGTCACACTCATCTCCTGTCTTATGTTGATATATCATTAACCCTATATATTTTTTATCACCAGTAATATCAATAAGTGGTTTTAGTATTTTACTACACCATACAGGTCTTTTCCATCCGCCACAACCACCCAATGTTTCTGGAACATAAAGACTAATTTTACCGATATATTGAACATTATTTAAATAATTAATAATAGTTCGTTTAATTATATTTGATTCAAATAATGATTTTTGTGTCACGCTAAACGATGTTAATACTAATTGGGCTAAACCTGCATAATTTTTTTTCTTATATGTGTCTACTACAATTTGATATACTTCTGACAATTCTCTATAATCTCCTCCATCTATTGTCATAAATGTATTTGGGAATGGTTGTGAATATGTTGATAGTATTTTGATTATATTTTTTGCCCAATATGTTTTACCTGAAGCACTTGGACCAAATCCCATAATTAATCTTGAGTTAGATATGTCGGCTAAATTATTATTACCTATTTTAACAATTTTAAATAAATGTTTATCATTCTCCCATATTCCTGTTATATCTCCTATTTTTTCCCCTATATATTCTATCGTAATTTGTTGTTGACGCGGATCGGATGATATTACCGAATTACTTATTACTTTTAAAATATAACCAGTTGAATATAACTCTTTATTAAATGCTGATTTTAGATATGTCTGTTGTTGACCAGATATACTACTTGTCCATTTCTTTCCTTCATACTCTGTACAAGATTTTTTGATAGGAATTGATTTTAAATTTTCTTTTACTTTATCAAATAGTAAACTTGTATCATAAAATGATTTTTGATATATATCGGTTTTTAACTTAGAGATTTTTGCTATAGACGATATTAAATTTAAATTTTTAAAATATGTATCAGACATAATATATATCTATAAAAAAATATATATTATATTTATCTTTTTCTTGTTTTTCTAGATTTTTTGTTGGATTTTCTTGTTTTTTTGCCTTTTCTTCTTCTTGTTCTTCTTTTGCCACCAGCAGGTTGATAGCGTTCTATGTTTTGTTTAAATTGTTTGAATATAGGTATATTTCCAATATATGTACCTCCATAGTTGTCTATATTTTTTTTATTAATATATTTTGCAATGCTTTCTAATTGATCGTGTCTTATACTACCAGTTGCGTTATTAAACGCAACATATCGTTTAGTTTGTGATGTATGTTTAATCATACCC